ACCGGCGTGGCCCACCTTATCGCGAGCACTTTAGTGCGAGCGGTTCAGATTTAAAGTGGAAAAGTTCCCGCCCACTAGGGTTTGCTTTAGCTTTTGCTTTATAAAAGGCGCACTAATGGGTAGACCGTAGAATGGAACGTATTCTGTATCAGGTATTTCCTACGGATACGAATTATTCGTACGATCCTCCTCCTGTGAATACGAATTCCCAGGGATCCTCTCAAACGGATTTCGGGAAGGTGGTTATCGCCTTGGTGGTTATTCTGGTTAGTGTTGGTGTGTTCTATCTGGCTTATAGTCTGTTCTTGAAGGATTGTATCCTTCTGTTCAAGGCGAAGAAGCAGAGGACCACCACTGAAATCGGGTTTGGTCAAACCCCGGCTAGAAACCAGGATCATCCTCAACCTTAGGCGGGGTGCATCATGTCAACTGTGACGTGGGGAAACAAGAGGAAGCGCAGCGATAGGTCCTCGAAGGCGAAGAGTAAGTCCTCTGGGTCTTATGTTCCCAGATCTGTGTCTTCCAGGAGGGAATCGTTGCAGGTGGCTACCTTTTCCTGGACCAGTTCTGGTTCGGGTATCAAGTTCTCTACTGGTGGTGCTGCCTACCTTGTGAGTAATTTTCCACAGGGTGCCAACGATAACTGTCGTCACACCAACAAGACCGTGCTATACAAATTCATGGCCAAGAATACGGTGTACTTGGACCCTAGTCATTATCCTAAGGTCTTTAAGTGCCCGTTTACTTTTTGGCTGGTGTACGACAAGGCTCCTGGTGCAAGTGTCCCTAGTACTGGGGACATATTTGAAGGCCCCTCTCTATTCCCTGCTAATCCCTGGACGTGGACTGTGTCTAGGGCTGCTTGCCATCGATTTGTTGTTAAAAAAACGTGGTCAGTGGTGGTGGAGAGCAATGGTGTTGATCCAGGAAAGGCCCAATCCAGTTCCTATTATGGGCCTGGACCTTGTAATCAGATTAAGTCCTGCAATAAGTTCTTTAAGAGGCTGGGTGTGTCAACGGAGTGGAAAAATAGTTCCACGGGGGATGTTGGTGATATAAAGGAAGGAGCCCTTTACATTGTAGGTGCTCCTTCCCAGAAGTCTGATGTATATGTAAATGGTTATTTCCGAGTGTACTTCAAGTCCGTTGGCAATCAATAAAAATTTATTATTATGAATATTTTACATTGTGCAAGTAGGTAGAAATTCAATATGTTACATTACACACGAAATAAGCAAAAAAACACACCTAAAACAAAAGTACACTACCCACGATAACTTATAACTATAGCTTAACCCCGTATGAGGAGAGGCACGTTCAGTGACTCGACGATTCCCGGGCAAAAAAAGTTTCGCCGTCATCCATATAATGGATCTCACAATTGTCTGTAAAGTATTCTTTCTGATGCTCAGACATAGCAGGGATCCAGTCCTCATCTCTATTTGTTAAAATTATGGAAGGGACACCACCTTTTATTTTCTTCTTTTTTCCATACTTAGGGTTGACAGTGAAGTCGAACTGGCAACCTATTAATTGCTTCCACAATGGGACGAACTTGAAGGGGATGTCGTCAATGACATTGTAGGTCGCGTGTTCGTCGTACGTGGTGAAGTCGATGGTCCCATTCCAGTAGTTGTGTCGTCCGAGGCTTCTAGCCCAGGTGGTCTTTCCGGTACGAGTTGGTCCGCAGATGTAGAGGCTGGGGACTCTAGCTCCAGTCCTTCTCGGTTCCTGGTTAGATCGGCCATCCATTCAAGGTCAGATTGAGCTTGCTGATATGAAACTGGATGGACAAGAGTGTAGGCGTCGATGCTTACTTGGTACAGGTGTGTATCCCTCCATTGTGCTAGATCCTCGTGGCAGCGGAGATCTGACTCAGTGAACGGCGACACATATGCTTCAGGTTGTGGAGGGAATAGCTTGTTTGCGGAGTATTCAAGCCATTGAAGCTTGGTAGTCCATTCATGGGGGAACTCCTCCTTGATCATGTCAAGATATTCCTCCTTAGACGTTGCAGTCTGGATAATAGTTCGCCATCGTGCGTCAGATTTGCGAGGAGAGACTTTATGATCTCTGAAATCTCCTCTTGTTTTAATATCTCCGTCCTTGGAAATGTATTCAAGGACTTGTTTAGAGTTTCTAGCTGGTTGGATATTAGGGTGATTTCCTTCAAAATCGAAAAAAGAAGGATCCCTAATCCAAGGTTTTTTATCAAGCTGGACAAGAGCATGATAGTGGGTAGTGCCATCTTGATGAAGCTCAGTAGCAACACCAAGGAAGAAAATAAGAAAAGGTGTGAGTTTCTCCCAGAGAAACTCGAATAAATCATCTCTTGGAGATGAGCATTTAGGGTAGGTAAGGAAAACATATTTTGATTGGAATCTGAAGTTCTTGTTTGCAGAAGGCATATTTGTTGTGACTCCAAGGGTTGGCTTGAAACTCTATCTTATAACCGGCGTGGAGACTTGGAGACAAGGGTATTTTGGTCATTTAGGCTGGGTAGTGGAATAATGACATGGCAGTGACTTAAAGACGAAGTCTTTGCGAAAGCGAATAAGGGGGGAGCCACGCCGAAATTAATATT